CTAACCATTTGCTTGTCAGCATCAGCAGCCATCTGGTCTACCCAGTACTGAACAGCCATAGCTAGTACGTCAAGTCTATCATCGTGAGCCAAAGCACCACGCTGTTTAGTAATCCTAGTCAACTGATACGTCAGCATATACTTCACAGCCCTCTCAGGCGGCATAGACTGTACGCTATCGTAATCCTTTTGAATTACTTTAGGGTCTATAACTAGCTTGTGTTGGTTCATGACAGGCTCTAGCGTGTCAATAATCCTATGTTCCTTCTGCTTGCTGTGGCGTACCTCTTCCATACTTACTGGGTAAGTCTTCTCTAAGTATGGCTTCATAAGCTCAGTGAACATACCGTCACCAAAGTTACTCTCAACCAGCACCATATTAACCCTATGCACCTTAGCAAGGTCTGCAAGGGTCTGTAGTGTCTCCTGAGAATACCCACCAGCAATACCACCAGCGTCTACAACGTAAAGGAAACCATTAAGCATCTTCACAATGGCGTATGCAGTCTCGTCAGAGCCTCTACCAGAGGGGTCAATGGCAAGGATACTGCCTGTATACTCAGACCGCCCTAGCGTTTCCTCAGGGGCATAGAACTTATCCCCACTGAGACCTACGTTAGGTAACTCATTGAGGGGCTTCATGATGCCATACACCACCTTTTCAGGTGCTGTGTCCCTGTCACAGGACATAATCATTAAGTCTGCAAGCTTTAGCGGATACTTATTAGCGTCAGAAAGACTAGTATCCAACATAAACTGGAGAGCAAAACCAGACCTACCATAACTTAGTTCTCTTTCTAACAAATCTTCGTCATCAAATCGCTTAGAGTCCGTAGGAAGCCCGTAGACAGCCTCTAGGTTGTCCTGAAGGTATTCATACAGCGAGGGAGCTAGACGGCCTCCATAGGCCTTCTCTGCCCTTTCTAGGGTAGGGTATCTAGCTGGCCAGACTCTCATGTCATAACCACGAGTAGTAAGGGTATTATAGAGGCTCATCTCGTTCTGAGGTGTACCTAGATAGATAATCTTACCGTCAGGCTTAAGAACAGCGTCAAATTCCTTAACAGTCTCCCCAAGCTTCTCACGCATCATGTGTGTCATTGAGTTGTTGGGTACTTCAACGTCATCAGCAATGATAATGTCAGCACGAGAACCAGTCAACTGACCAGTCACACCCACTGACTTAACGCTAGGAGACCCTGAGGCCTTCGCTGGGGCTACGTCAAAGGCAATCTTAGACCACCTCTGCCCATCCTTTGCCACTAGGTGTTGGCATATAGGTAGCTCAGTAATAATCCTCTGTGTAAATGTAGAGAAGTCATCAGCCCTAGCCTTACTAGCAGACACCACCATGAACTTAAGCTGTGGGTCTAGGAGGAGTTGGTGTACGACATAGGCTGCTGTGATGTAGCTTTTACCTACCCCACGAAAGGCTTCAATAATGCAACGCTTTGGTGAGTGCTGTAGGTAGTGTGCTATGTCGTATTGAATAGGTGTTGGCTCTGGGAGTCCTAGATGTTGCCATACAAGATAGGTAAAGTTCCTGAAGTCTTGTAATTGTTCTGGTATCTTAGTCATCATACATAATGTCTATAGGGTGGTCATGAGTATCTTCTGCTTTAGCCCACACTGCATTGATTGGTGCTACAGAAAACTCAAAGGTAGTATCACCAATCTTGTGTCCTGACACTGCTCCTTCTATCTTGAAGCCTGTAGCAGCAGTAGGTTCAGTAGTATTAGTACCAAAGCCTACCTCAATAGTATGAGCATCGTGATGGTTCTGAATAGCTAAGTAAGTACGAGTATGGTCTTCATCTAGTATCTTAGTCCAGTTACCACCAGTCAGTGTCTTCTGTTCTGTTTTAAGTGAAGCATTAGCTGCTACTGTCATTGTACTGCCTCCGACATATCAAAGGGTAAGCTTTCTAAGAGATTAGCCAAGGGTGACTCAGCAGTCACTACGTCAAGGCTTGCTCCGTTGTCCTTGAGAAACTTAACAGCTACTGATAGTTCACTTGCTGTCGCTTCTCCACTCATCACACGACTTAGTAACTCTTTCGTCACTTGTTCGTGTAGAGTGTCCATCAGTTGTTTTTCTGTCATCTATCTTTTCTCCACGGTTCTTAGCTGCCTGTTCAGCAGTAGTCTGATTAAACATATTAAATATGTGTGTACTCACTTACTAACACCCTTTATCTTTTCAAAAGTACGGAGTCCTGCCATTCCGAGCATTGCAAAGGTAAGCTCAAGTAGAACGTCAGAGGGAACAGTAGGGACTTCTCCCTCTACTCCTGCCATGTTCATACCCCACTGAGCAAAGTTTGCACCAATGAATAACCAGAAGATACCTAGCGCACAAGACCAACCGATTGCTGGTCTCCATCCAGCGACAAAGATGTTCTTGTGTTTTGCCTCTGTTTGGTTTGTTGCTATCTGAGCTAGGTTAATACTACTAGCGTTCTCTATCAGGGTTTTTTCAATGTCCTGTAGAGCCTTTGCTTTACCATTCTCATCAGGAATAGTCCTATCAATTACCCCACTAATAAGTGGGAGTAGTTGTGGTATTAGAGCAGTTATCATGTTTGCTCTCCTATCTGTTCGCATTTGCTTCCTACAACGTAGGGAGGATAGAACATCTGTGGAACAACGTCTACCATTTCCTGTAGACGCTGCTCACACTGTTGTTCTGTTTTGTACAGACCACGATTGTCTCGTAGTTCTACACAGGGTGGTTCTGCATTAGGCAGCATACTACACACCAGTACCATAGCCTGAAACATTACATAACCTTAGAAAATAACATAGCAGCCAGTGCTACCATAGCAAAGGTAGACCCCATAATCATGGCTTCTAGCCGCCACATACGCTTTTCTAAGCTATCTAGCTTTTCTTTTATGCCATTGTAGCGTTCCAGACAGAGGGCTTCGTGATTATCTAGTTGTGACTGTGTACTCATTAGTCTACCTCAGGCCAGTTATTAATAGGTGCATTACCAGTAGGTATGCCTTCAGCATCCACAGGAGCGTCATATAAGGCGATAAAGGCTTCATGGGTAGTAACACCGCTAATAGAGGCTTCTATCGCTCCTGAGGCTTCCCTGACCGATTGACGGTATGTTAGGATTTCTGAGGGGATTGCTACATCTGTCTCAGCCTTTCTTGTTACATACCAGTCAGTAGGTGCTAGTAGTCCTGCTGCCTGTGTTTTTACTAGTGCAATAGCCTGAGACTTTAAACCAAGGATGACCACCTGTTCACCATCTTCTAGTACAGGATTACCATCCTCGTCTACTGCATTAACATCTTCTAACGCCTTAGGGGTACTTGCGTCCCACCAGAAGCGGTTGTCAAAGGAGGGTGCAGGGTCAACCCACACCATCCCTTTACTAGTTTTCTCAGCATCACTCCACCGCCCCCACGAGGTTGGGTGGGTAATACCGTCAGAGTCTTTCCAACTCCGTCCTTCTCTTATTCGTTTTCCGTTATATGTCCACATTGTTACCTCGCGTTTGCGTATTTGAATGGTTGTTCGGCTATGGCTATATAGATGTAATTGTAACCGCTGGTGTTAAACACATCGCCAGTTCTTCGCAACTTAAACCCATTAGACAAAAAGTCCATATTTGCAGTTGTGCCAAACTCAGCCGCACTACTATTAGGATTTATTTCTGTTGTAGGTGGATTATAGTTAGGCCGTTCATTGTCTAGTATGACCCAGCGATTTGATATGCTTGAAACCTTTAACATTACAAATGCAGGTCTAAACCCTGTATAGACAAACGTGCCGTCTGCCGAAGAATTGCCCACATAACTGCCCACCTTGCACAGCCCTTCGGCGTTTGCGAATGAATACATAACGTAAGTTGAACTGCTGTCATAATTTACATGAAGATTATTTCCCAAGGACACAACAGAAGATGATGGCAAAGTAGAGTTCCACGTTGTTGTTGCACCACCCTCTTTTGCATTAGTATAGTTTAGATAAATTCGTTCTGTTGCACTAAAAGCATTATGCCAAACAATCCAATCACCGCCGATACCACCACCATAATTGATATTTCTACCTGTAACTATGACCATATCTGGGGCAACACCAAGCCCGTGACCCACTGTAGCGTTAGCACCTGTACCTGTATAAGTTGCAACACTAAACCAGTTCTGTTGGCTTGTAGCACCCACGCTCACGGTGCTGGTAATACTGCCATCAGTGTTGGATACGCCTGTGCCGCCAGCTTTCCAGTTCCAGCCTACATAGGTGTAACCACTGCCATTAAGATTATTATTGTTGCTAGAGCCAGATGTAGTGAAGCCGTCACTTGTAAATGCAGACAACTCACCGCCAGCATCCCCACTGCTTTCTGCTGATGTTGCATTAGAAAACAAAACATTCCCAGCACCACGAACCGCATCATAAAGTCTATGACTAAAGGCTTGGCTTCTTGACTTTAACCACGAAAATGACGGCTCAAAACCTACGCCAGTAAGTGTTCTTGGATTTGTCGCATCACCAGTCCACAAAATAGTTGAGAAATAATCCTCTGGCGTTTCATCGTTCAGCGTGTCGATAGCACCTGTTGGCAGGTTGGCTGAACACAAGGCAAGGTAACCAGACGGTGGTGCATACTTGAAGTCCCCGTAGCCGTTCTCATCAGCATTGCCACCAGCCGCAGTTGCGCCAGCGAATGTGCTGTCTTGACCAAAGTTGAATATATAGGTTTCGTTGAGTGAACCACCCCTTGTTATGCAAGCGTGAAAATCTGTTTCTGGGCTTGTAAAGCAAGCGGATATATCAAGACCACCAGTGCCAGCGGCAGGGTCAGCACTATTGCGCCACGCTCCATTTTTTGCAAAGTAAAGTTTCTGATTATCCATATCAATGGCGATAGTGTGTATATCCCCATCAGATGTAAAGTTTGCGCTTTGTACTGTGTAACCAGTCGCTGTGGAAACAGTGCCTTCAACATTAAACCCACCATCATAGGTTTGGTAATAAACACCGTGGTCGCCAGTAAATTCGTTATCGCCTTCGTTTATATTGTTTGAAAATCCAATGTAAGTCCCACCGCCACTGGTGTAATCATAGGCCTGAAACTCATATATCCATTTGCCTGTTGATGGAATGGCAAAGGTTGAGTGTACAGACCTGCTGTTTGTTGTCGTTGAGATTTTAAGATTGCCCTCTGCAAACGTCATTACGTTCCAGCTTAATGGGTTCATCGTAGCAAAGTTATTCGTACTGCTATCAGGCACAACATCGCTGAACACTAGGTTGTTTGGTTGCCAGTCATTGCCCTGCCCAGAAGTGTCCTTCCAGAACGCCGCGTCCCTACTATCCTTAAACGCCATATAGATATATGTATCGCCATTACCATTGATATTGTTATTACCAGCGACAGTAAAACCAGTGTCGGTAAATGTTACATCTCTGCCGTTATTGCCTTCAACGTTAGTGTTGTTAGCGTTTAGTTCAAGTTCAATAATTGGCTTTGTTTCTCTTGTGTTGTCAAACATAAGCCAGTTAGTGCTACCTGTTGATGCGTTTTTCATCATCACAAAGGCTGGCTTAAATCCTGTTGTTATTGTTTTAGAACCGTCAGTTGTCCCATCACCTGTATAGCTAGAGATGGAAGAGTAGCCAGAAACCGAATGAAACGAATACGCCACCAGATTGTTACCAGAACCATTTGTCTGTGCGTCACTGCCAACGCTAAACACTGATGATGTAGGTGTTGTGCTATTCCATATATTGGCATTTGTATTAGGTGCATTAGTCGCATCAAGGTAAAGAAATTGTGTGCCACTTAAAGCATTAGTCCAAACTACCCAATGGTTTCCAGCCGCAGAGCGTTGCTTCACTATCACGGCATCAGGTGTCTGCCCAAGGCCGTGTCCAATCGTAGCGTTAGCCCCCGTCCCA